GAAAGAGATGACATCATAAAAATACTGCTTAAACCGCCAGTTGGCGAACAAAAAAAGAAAGGTGAACCAGATGGCGAATCCACTAAAAGCACAAGTTGACATCACACTAGGCGGTACTGATTATAAAGCAAGGCTTACTATAGACGCTATTATACAAATAGAAGAAAAAGTAGGTTGCGGAATTATAAAGCTAGCCACACGTATGGGCGATGCAGATATTAGAATGGCTGATCTCCTTAGTGTGCTTACTCCCGCACTAAGAGGCGGCGGCAATAATATCCAAGAGAAAGAAGTTAAGAAAATAGTTAGCGAAGTAGGGATAGTAGCAACTGCTCAAGCGGTGGCCGAATTGCTAGCCGCTTCACTTCAACCACCTAAAGAAGAAGGCGACGAAGAAGAAGAAGCGCAGAAAAAAAAAGAGGAACAAGAGTAATAGATAAGCTGCCAGTTAAAAGATATATGCAAGTATGTCTAGGAATGATTGGAATGCAGCCTAGTGAATTCTGGGACTGCTCAGTAATAGAGATACATTTAGCTATGGAGGGGTTTATGGAATTCAACGCATCAGAGCAAGACGAGCCTCTAGGCAAAGACGACCTAGCTGAACTCATGGAGCTAAACCCAGACTAATGGCTACCGCAGACGAACTTGTCGTACAAATTAAAGCCGATACAAAGGGATTGCGTAAAGGCTTAGACCAAGTTAAAACAAAACTTAGCAAGGTCAATAAAACTGGTCAAGACTCAATTCTTACGTTTAAAAATCTAGCAAGAGCATTTGCAGTTATAGGCATAGCACAGTTAGGCAAAGGCGTAATTAGCACAATAAGAACCTTTGAAGATTTAGAGGCTACGTTGCAAGCCAACAGCGCAAGTGCTGAAGAAACAGCGCGTTCAATGAAGCTGATAGAAGAATTTACCTCAACAACCACTTTCCAGATAGAAGAAGTTACTTCTGCTTTTATTGAGTTGAAAAGAAAAGGTATTACCGCTACAACAAAAGAATTAAACGGCATAGGAAAAGTTGCTGCGGCAAACAACGTGTCTATCAAATCAGTCGCAGAGGGCATAACCAGAGCCGCTACAACCAGTATAGAGCAACTACAAATGCTAGGCTTTACTGGCAAAAGTAGCGGAGACATGATTACTCTAGGCTATGGGGAAGGCGCAGACCGCGTAGAAGAAACTTTCAAGAAAACCAGTAAAAATGTAATGGACTTTGTAGCCATGATAGGCGACACGAGGTTTGATTCCGCCATTAGAGATAGAGCAAATACGGTAACAGGTGCTTTTTCTAACATGTCAGATAACGTAGGTTTTTTTGCTAAAGCGATAGGACAAGGTGGGCTGAAACCAGTTCTAGTTGAATTTGCGCGAGGCATGTCTGGCGCATTAATAGCGGCTAAACCATTTGCACAAATAATAGGATTTACATTAAAACTAGCGTTTGATGCTTTAAAAATAGTAGTTAGATCAGTAAAAAATGGTATGGCGGCATTAAAAATAGCGATGGGAACCACAGGGGTTAAGAACTTTGCTCTTGCTATAAGCGGTGTAGTAACAGCTTTAATAGCATACAGAATCGTAATGGCAGGTGTAGCGGCCGTGCAATTTGGGTTTAATATGCTGGTAAAAAGAAATCCTATATTCTTAGCTGGTTCTGCAATAGCGGTAGCAATTGGCTTGGTCTCAGAAAAACTTGAAGGGTTTGGCGGGGCAATGGAAGATCTTGGGGCGAAAGCCTTAGAAGTCACTGGTCTTGCAGAGTTAACTACTAAATTTAAAGAGATGTTTGCTGCAACAGTAGAAGAAACAAAAGCAATGACAGCGATGAACGAAGCACTTCAAAAAATTGAAGATGAAGCAGCGTCAACAACAACAGCTATTCACGACATGACTCAATCTATAGCTGAATCCTCAAGCGCGTTTACAACTGATTTTATAACTGGACTGATGGAAGGCAAAAGCGCTTTAGCTAGTTTCGGTAGTTTTGCTAAAGATATTGTTAAACAAATAATATCTACATTTCTGCGAATGACTGTAGTTAATAAAATATTAAATCATGTTTTTAGCGGCTTAAGTGGGTATACCCCTATGGGGACTGCAAAGCCATCAGACTTTCCTAATCCATTCTCTAAAGCTGGCGGCGGCACTGTTCAAGCTGGCAGACCAACGCTAGTCGGTGAACGTGGTGCAGAAATATTCGTGCCTAATAGCTCTGGCAGAATAATGAACAATGCAGACTCACAAGGCGCTGGTGGCGGTGGTGGCGTAGTGATTAACCAGAACATTAACTTTAGCACTGGCGTAGTTGGTCAAGTTAGATCAGAGCTAGCTAAACTTATGCCACAAATATCAGACACTACAAAAGCAGCAGTATTAGAAGCCTCACAACGTGGCGGTAGTTTTAGAAAAGGATTGATGGGTGCATAATGGCAAGTATAGAGATAGCAATGCCGACAACTCCAAACTTTGTAAGGAGTTCGTTCCGTCTTAATAGGGCTATAGGAACAACAGTTTCACCTTTTACGGGGCAACAAAAAACACAAGAATATGATTATGTAGGCTGGTCAGGCGAGGTAATGCTGCCACCTATGCGTAGAGCAGTCGCGGCTAACTGGCAGTCTTGGCTTGCAAGGCTAAAAGGTTCTGCTAATTTTTTCCAATTCACTGATCCAGATGCACTTACTAACGTAGGCACATATGATGGGGCGCATTTAATAGCAACGCCTAGAGTTAATGACACCAGTACAAGCCTAGCATTCGCTGTAGCAAATGGCGCAATTACCTCTAACGAGTCAATCTTTGGCAGTGCTTTAGTAGGGGATTACATATTTGTTGCTGGTTCTGCGCACGAGCAAAACAACGGCACGCATAAAATATCGGCGGTTACTAGCGCCACAGTAGTCCAAACAACCAGTATATTAATAGCAGAAAGCAGTAAGTCTGGGTGTTCAGTGCAGCAGAATGTGAAAGGGGCTACAGGGTTATCATTAACGGCTATGGGCAACAGCGAAGCTGGCACTATTGCTGTAGGCGATTATCTTGGCGTACTTACAGCGAATAGCGCAACATCAACGCCAACGCAGTTACTACTGGTAACAGAAGTATCAACCCAGACAGCGGTAAGCGGCGGCCTTAATAAAATATCAGTAGGCACGCAACCCAAACTAAGATCAGCTATCACATCAGGCCATTTTGTAAAGTTTGCCAGCCCAAAAGGAATATTCAGATTAACGGACAATATTGTAGAATGGCAGGGCGATAAAAACAGTAATTACAATCTTGGTTTTTCTGTAGCGGAGGTTATCTAATGGCTACTAGAGCGGGTATAGATGCGTCCATTGTCAATAGACTGGATGATGACCATGTATTTCTTGGCATGGCAGTTAAAATGGAGTTTGACACAGCAGATATAAGGATCTGGGGCGGAGATGGTGACCTTACTCTAGGAGGCGAAACATACACGGGCGCTGGGGTATTGCTACAGGTAGACAATATAGAAGAAACACAGGAATTAAAAAGCTCTGGGGTGAGCCTCAGTTTGGCTGGAATGGACGATGATGTCTTAAACATGGCGTTAACAGAAAAATATCAGAACAGACCAATGACGATATTTCTAGTGTTTACTATGGGTGGCGGTAATGCAGTAGCAGGTTCCATGCTCAGTTTTAGAGGGCGTATGCTTTCTATGACAGTTAATGATGATCCAGCAGGATCAACTATTTCATTAACCGCAGAGAATCGGCTGGTTGATTTGAAAAGGCCATCAAATTTTAGATATACAAACGCTAGCCAGCAGCATCTAGCTAGCGGAGATACTTCTTTTCGCTTTGTGCAACAGATGGAAGATTTGCAGGTTTCGTGGGGCAAAGAGGGCAATGATAGCCTAGCAAATAATAATTCTTACAACACGAATTTCTAAAAGCCGGATATGAAAAAATTACCTAATTGGCAAGCTGACTTATTTGAGTTTATAGGCGCAAATAAAGCTAAAGGTTTTGCATGGGGTAACTGGGATTGTTGTTTAGCCACTAACGCCGCTATAAAAACAATGACAGGGCGTGATTTAATCCCTAAAGAGTTAAGCTGGTCTGACAAAAAAACAGCTTTAAAATCAATATCTACATACGGCAATACCTTATTAGCTTGCATGGACAAGGCTTGCAGCATAGACGGGGTAGAAGAACTTGCTTTACCCTATCTTGGAGTAGGTGATTTTGCAGTGTTTGAACAAAATGGCAGAGAGATTGTGGGAATTTGTGACGGGACTAAACTGTTAGGCGTTGGTGATAACGGTTGGCAGACTGAGCCAAATGATGCAGCCGTAAAAGCGTGGAGGATTACACGTGGCTAAAATGATTAAAAATGCGATTATTGGGGCGGTAGTTGTATTCGCCGTGGTCGCTACTGGCGGTGCGGCACTTAGTATAGCAGGGTTTACTATCGGTTATGCAGCAAATATGGCGGCTTTGTCTTTTCTGGGAAGCATGGCAATGGGTGGCATTGCGGCTTTAAGTGGCAAGCCAAACGCTGCGGCATCTGAAAACTTTGGGACAAAAGTGGCTGGCCGTGGAGCAGCTATGCCTAGACAGATAATCTACGGGCAGTGCAGAGTAGGCGGCACTATAACGCAAATGCACACAACAGGGGACGATAACGTAAAGCTAAGTATATTTATAGTGTTATCAGGTCACGCAATCAATGGGCTAGTTAGCGTCAGGTTTAATGATGTAACTGCGACTTCCGTTAGCTCTACAGTAAGCGGGGAAACAGTTCATGTAGTTACGAACAGTGCATTTACCAATACAGAGAACGAACACGACTTTACTGACGCAAATAGCACGGCTGGAAGGCTTATACGCTATACATTCCATGATGGAACGCAAAATGCACATGACGGACTAGCTAGAGCCA